CAAAAATGGCAACAGCTTTTGCTCAAGAAAGAAGATTTTTAAATCTTACAGGTAGCCAATCAGGATTGTCTGGAAGCAACGCTGGCATATACAGAATAGATGTTCTACCAGAACAAGTTCCAACACCACTTTCTATTGGTGGCATGTATGATGAATTTACATCCTTCCTACCCCCAGAATTAGTATCTGAAATTGGTGGGGCAAAGCGAATTGCAATGAGTGGAATGCCCACTCGACATGGCCCAAGTAGAGACAATGTAGCCGATGAAATTTACTCAATTGTTCCAGGAGCAAACCTTCCAGAAGGAATGACACTAAAATCACTTAAGCAATTACTAAAAATAGATTTACTGGGTAGAGGTACTATTCAAACAATCCATCCTGGTCAAGATGATTTATTTAAAAAATTGCTTGATATGGGAGTAATTAAACCAAAGAACTTTACTCCTGATAAATTACCAGAACCACTACCAAAGCCTTCAAACACAGAAGACGTAGAAGCATTAATTGCGTATGGAAGAAGCTGGAATAATAGGAGAGCAGCAGAATTAAGAATTACAGAAAAACAAAATCCAGATTATGATAAATTATATAATTTGATGAAAGCGGTATCCGAAGAAGACCTTGCTGTAAGATTAAGAGGGGAAAACCCCGCATGGGATACTGACCTCTACCCAAAATACAAAGCACTTTACGGTTCAGAACCCACTCCAGAAAAAGCACTTTTTGATAAACATAGCGCAAATGATAGCCCGTACTGGAAATATCAAGAAGACAGAGGATATTATGAAAATGAATTAGCTACATTAGATAAAGCAGAAAAATTTGGTGTTTCACCAGAAGACATTCTCGCATTAAGAAATTATTTAGAAAAACCGCTACTTGGTCATCTTCCCAACCAATCGGGTCCAATTAACAGTCTGGTTGAAAAATTTATTATTCCAGAAGGAACAACTTCATATCGTGGACTTAGCGATGTAGATTTAGAGGCGCTGTCTGGTTTACAAATAGGAGAATCTTTTGTATCTCCAACAGTTAGATCCATAACTAATGATTACGATGCTGCTGCAAAAATTGCAGCATTTGGTGGAACTAGCGGAGGAAAAACAGACGCTGTAGCAGTAATAAACTTTGGCGAAGGCGTAAAAGGAATACCCGACATTGCTGCATTTGCTGAATCCCAAGGATTAAGTCACGAGGGCATTATTGCCCCCAATACAAAGTTTATACTAGAAAGCTTTAAACCAGCAGCTACAACAGCATCAAGATATGAAAATCAAGTAGGAATTCATCAAATAAATACTGTTCCAGGTGAAGGTGAAATAATAACAAAAGATGTAAATGAATATGTTTTAAGAGCAGTTAATGCTGATGCAATTTCAATTCCAGCAATTGGCCCAGCAACACCAATACCACCTGTTGCCTTACCTGACCCAGAGATACCAAAAATTATAAAGTCCAAGATAAGTGCTTCAAAATTAAAAAAATTAACTAAACTAATTGATGAAGACTATGCTCCAAGCAAGTCTGATGCACATAGATTAATGATGGCAACTGGAGGACTTGTTCCAGGACTTGGAAATAAAGACACTATTTCAAGCATGCTTACTCCAGGAGAATTTGTTATTAAAAAGTCAGCAGTAGAGGCTTATGGCGCTAATAATCTAGCAAAAATAAATGACGGTATTTCTACAGACTCTTCAGTGTATAATTATAGTTTAAGTGTAAATGTCAGCGGTAACAATTTAAATGCCGACGATATTGCTAGCACAGTAATGCAGAAGATTAAGTATATTGATGGACAAAGAATTAGAGGACAACGATAATGGCAACAACAGCATACCTATCTGGAAGACGCAGGTATCAAAGACCACAAGCAATGCTATGGTCTAATAATGCGGGGACCCTTTCAAATGGTTTATATGTTCCAACGGGATATGAAGTAGGAACTGATGCACCAGATGCTACAGCCTCAGAGATAGATCAGTTCTTAATAATCTCAGATCACAATAGACAGCCTATTGAGTTTAAGCCTACTCGTATTGAGAAGCGTGAAAGAACCATTAATGGAAGAATGAGATCTTACCATATTGCAGATAAGATGACAATCACCACATCATGGGATAACCTACCATCAAGAGCATATCCTTATGTTGCAGATTTTGAAATTGCAACAGGACTATCTCCTTATAAGGGTCAAAGCCCATCCCAAGAATTTACCGTAGATGGTGGAGCAGGCGGAGCAGAACTCCTAGACTGGTATGAAAACCACAAAGGATCTTTTTGGATATTCCTATCATATGATAAATATAAGAATTTTACAGAAGACGCAAACCAGCTTAACCATCTAAATCAATACAGCCAAATCATGGAAGTCTACATATCTGATTTCTCATATTCTGTTCAAAAGCGTGGTGGGACTAATATGGATCTCTGGAATGTGTCTGTAACCCTGGAAGAGGTTTAAGTGTTTGTAAGCGAGGCACTGAAGGGTCATCTAGAGGCATCAGCGACCGTTAGGCTGCAGAGTTTGGTCTTGGCTGAGTGGAACATGAACATGCCAGATAACATCTTTAAACTGGGTAATTACCGATATAGACCGACTACCTCATCTAGTAAGTTCTTTACACTTCCTATAGACTTTGACCAGCTCGATTCTGGAGGGTACTATACTGGAGCCACCGATTCTAACGTAGTAGTCAATAGTGGTTTTAATGATGATATAGCCAATCCAATCCCCCAAACATTTAAATCAACTAAAGAAAAAATTAAGATGATCTACTCTTTGGAAGATTGTGTTAAACCTTTTAGACCTAGATCTGGGATTAATAAAGCATCATATTTTAATAATAGATTCTTGGCTAACTCTGGGGCAAGCCTTGCTGAACGACCAAGATACTATATGGCTTCAAGGTATGACCAATTTAAATACTGGACATCTTATAGAACAGAAGATAACAGCGAATACGGGATTGCAAAAAATGTTACAAATGGGGTTTACTATATTGATGACACAGCTCCTTTTGTTGTATATAAAGAACAGGTTCCAGCAAATAGACTTGTTGTAAAGATGCAAACCAATGTAGGTACAGCAGATTTAGGACCGTTTAAAGATGGCTCTAAATTAATTGAGGATCAATTTTATGGTGATGTAAATAAAACAACTCCTTCAAGATGGAAAATACAATACCTAAAAGGTAATAACTGGGTAAATGCTTATTCATTTAATGAAAATTCCTTAAGAGATAACGGGACTAGTATTATAGGTCCAGATGGATACTTAGAGTTACATTATGGAGTTATTCTTCCAGATCAATATAAATCTATTTTTGTATACGCAGAAAAAATTTCATCAACGACTTTACTTCCTCAAAAATCATATAATGGTTATGCGTATTTAGTTCAAGAGAATCCATCAGATGTTGGAACATTTCATGTTTGGAATTCAACAACATCAGAGTATGAAACCTTTGTTCCAGAATACGGTTGGATGATAGGCTCTGAAACCATAAACTCTCAGGTAGGATTTATAAAAGATTTAACAAATCCAGATTCTTTTACTAGTGAGGTTGATCAATCAACTGTTTATCGTGAATTTGATTATGTTCGTGGTATGAGAATTGTTGTAGAGACAATGAATAAGTTTGACTCTACCTTTGATTTAATTGAAATGTCCCCAAGACTAGTAGTAAATATCTCAGACAAGGTTACTGATTTTCAGATTACAAAAATTTTATCAGATGTTGGAGTTACTTCAATGCCTGTAGGACAACTACTAGCTTCTACTGGAAACTTAAACATGTTTGATGATGATCAAGCCTTTAATGAAAATAATACGTCAAGCATTATATCTAAATATATTAGAAAAAATATTAAGTTTAGCTTTTGCGAAGTAATATTAGATGTTGATGGCTTTGATTATTTTGTTCCTATTAAGACTTTGTATTCGGAAGGAATGCCACAGTCAAATGGTACTGGCGCTACACTTTCATTAACCTTAAGAGATCTATTCTTTTTCTTAGAGTCTATGCCTGCTCCAAGATTGCTTACCACGCAAACATCTTTAAGCTATGCAGTTAGCCTACTGCTTGACTATATTGGTTTTAGTAATTATTCTTTTAAAAGAACTCTTGGAGAGTCTGATGCTATTATTCCGTATTTTTTTATTGCTCCAGATCAAAATGTTGCAGAAGTTTTAAATGAATTAGCTAGGGCAACTCAAAGTGCAATGTTCTTTGATGAATACAATAACTTTATTATTATGAGTAAAGACTATTTAATGCCAACAGAATCTCAAAGAGCAACAGACTTCGTAATCTCTGGGTCAAATAATCAAACTGATGCTGGGGTTATAGAGAATAGTTCATCTGGCAATTTACCAAACCTAATATCTATTGCTTCACAAGATAAAAAAATTTATAATGATGGAAAGATTAACTATACAGAGAGATACATTCAAAGATCTTTAGGCAAGTTAAAACAAGCAAGTTTAATTGATAACGAAAGAACTTGGATATATAAACCATCTTTATTGTGGGAAGTTGCGGGAACAGAAAATACAAAAACTATTAATGAATTAGCATCAACACAAGGAAGCTATGTATTAGGTGCAATGCCATTAAACTCTGATCTATCTTCAATAGCACCAGTTGTAGTTGCTGGAGTTCTAGTTAATAACATAATTGATTTTGGAGAAAATGTTTATTGGTTAACAAGGAATCAGGGATATTTTTACTCTAATGGAGAAATAATTAAATATGATGCTGTTCAATACAATATCACAGGAACTGGCAATGTTTGGATTAGTAATAACGAAGAGTATCAAAGATATTTTTCATCAATACCATTTAATGGAAAGATATACCCTACTGGCTTAGTTAGAATTTACGCAACACCATATTATGAAACAATTGGAGATGTTGTTAGGCTTAAAACTGGAGCAGTAGTTGATCATGGTCGTGGTCAATTTAATACCCCGTTGGCTTACCACACAGCAGGCATTGCTCCTTATTGGTCAAACAATGATTATGTTAGAGGTTGCGACATGGAGCATAAGTACCTTTTTACTAATCAATTGATACAAGATATTGCTTTGCCAGTAACAGCAGTCGGTGCTGCTGGAGTAAATAATGTTCTAGCAAAACAAACAACACGAAATGGAATAATTAAGAATTTTATGTCAACAGCTTATTTGACTGAAACCTCTGTAAATAATTTACAGTCAACTCAGTCTGGAACAATTCAGTCTTCAGCATTTGTAATGAACGGACCTTCTTTTAAAACTACAGAAAATCCAATTAGTTTTGTGTCTTATGTTTATAAGCAGTTAGACAATGCATATAAACATTTTGGAACTAGAATTCGTATTGTTGGCAAGATTGAAAACAATGCTACTAAATCTCAAACACCTGTTGGAAGCACACCATACTATCAAATTACTGGAAGTTTTACAGATCAAAGTGTTAATATTGGTGGCGCAGGAGGAGGACTAGCAGTACTTCTTAATCCAGAAACAAACAATGGTTACTATTTTGAAATTACCGCACTTACTGAAAATAATATTGAGTCGTACTTTAAGTTTGACAGTGCTGGCAATCCAAGTGTTTCAATAGATAATATTGTTTTTTATAAAATTAAAAAAGATGCTTCAAGTTCTCAAGCTATTCCTGTAAAGCTATGGGGAGGCCTAGGAAAGATACTAATTGATGACGGGTCTTTTACTGGACAGTATAGACTTGCTGGAGAAGAAAATCCAACGGTATATGATTTATCAGTAGAATATGAAGACATTGGTAAAATAAGAAGATTCTATCTTTATATTAATAATAAACTAATTCAGGTAGTAGATGATACCGATCCTCTGCCAATATACAATAACATGGCCTTGTTTACTCGTGGATCTTCTAGGTGTATGTTTGAAAATATATATGCGCTATCTCAAAACTATTCTCAGAACACATCTTTTAATGTTGGAGAAACAATATCTAAAGCATTTGGGGATAAAGACATTGATGCAAATGAATCATTTAGAAAATATGCCATGAGTGGTGTAGTTCAATCTACTTACCTTGGCGGAATAAGTTCTCAGCAGCCACCAAAATATAATATGTATTTTGAAGAGTTTGGATCAATCATGAGAGAGTGTGCGTATTTTGATATTAAATATGATCGAGCTTACCCAGCTCTTTATGCTCAAATCTCTCCAACCTTTAATAGAATTAAATCATATATGGTTTCAGGTTTTCAAGCAGATTCATATGGCGCAGAATTTTTGGTATTCAACTCTACAGACAAAGCAATTAACTTAGATGAAACTACAGGAAGCTTTTTAAGAATTCAAGGAATAACATTTACTCAAGACACAACACATGAACTAACGGTTGATGAATTTTTTAAAAAGCGTAGCAATATGGCAGATCCAGAATTGACTGATACAAATCAAATAATTTCTCCTTTTATTGAAAAAGAAAAATATGACAAAATTAGACAAAGCAGAATGACGTATGGCAAAAATGAATTCTCTATTGAAAGTCAGTATATTCAGACACAAGATAGCGCAGAATCTCTTATGAACTGGATTATAAATAAAGTAATGGAGCCTAAAAAAATAGTTGGAGCTAACATTTTTAGCATACCAACATTACAATTAGGAGACATTGTTACCCTAGACTATAAAGATTCTGATGGATTAGATTTAGTAACAGCAGACTCTACAAGGTTTGTTGTTTATAATATTGCCTATAGCAGAGGTCAAGATGGCCCCTCTATGACTATTTATTTAAGTGAGGTATAAGATGGCTGAAACTAATTTTTCCAACTTATCGGCATCTCCATTAACACCAGCTGATCTAGCCAATGCAGCCATTAACTTTATTAAACAAAATTCTGTAAAAACTGCCCCCATAGATACAGTCTTATTTGATGATGGATCAATAGCAATAGAGGCTATGACTGATATTATTTTTGAAAATATTGGGGGACATGAGTTAATCAATATTGCTAGAAATGATACCATTAATGGTCAAAGCGTATCCTATAATGTAATTAAAAACTTAACAGCAATCCAACAAGAATATAACCCATTAAATTTAGTTGGACTACAGGGATCGTCAGATAAGATTTTTAACAATTTTCCAATCAATCTAAATGAAAAAGTGCCTATCGTAGGCAACGGCCCTGGGGGTTCAAATGTTTATTTTAATACTGCTGGCGACTTGGTAATAGAGTTAGTTAATCTTAATAGTGATGAGCAAGTTGAGGTACAAATTAGCTTAAGTGGTACAATATATGAAGCATATTTAGGAGACGCTACATCATGATAACTAATACTGGTAAGACTATTATTGGCAAATATTTATTAGGCCAAGCACCAGCTTTTGCTTCTTATATTGCAGTTGGCTGCGGAAAGCAACCATTTACCACTGGAGAAACCCTTGATGACTATTCAGATAAAGAGAACTTAGATTTTGAAATGTTTAGAGTTCCAATATCTTCAAGAGGGTATGTACAAGAAAACGGTATGAATAAAATTGTTCTTACGGCTGAATTGCCAACGGAAGAAAGATATGAGATTACAGAAGTAGGACTATACTCAGCAGGATCAAACCCGTCTGCTGGAGCATACGATAGCAAAACAATCTTTGCCTTTACTAATACAGAAAACTGGCAATACCATACTTCATCTGCTACAACATTGATTCCAACAATACCAGTACAGCTTGATACTGAAAACGATAATATTATTACAGGCTCATATTTAATAAACTCATCAACAAAAGAATACGATGCGGTAAACGGAGTACTAACAGCAACCCCTGTATTTCAAGCTAACTCTGATAACAGTATATTTTATAAAACATCTAGAGCAGAGAGATACGAAAGATGTAGGTTTTTAAATAATACTATTCTAATTCGAGGTGACATGTCAGATTTAGATGTAATCACAGAGAGTGGACCAACTCAAGATCATTTTAGTATTAGTGGATCACATATACATATAACTGGCGTAGACATTGATTTGACAAAAAATTCTCCAATAGATGAATTGCGATTGGCATTTTCTATAGTAAGTAAAAATGGAGGTTCTGGAGCAGTTCCAGATACCGTCAGAATACTAGTTGATTTTTCTTCATCTGATACTCTAGATGGAGAGTATGCTAGGTTTGAAGCTGAGCTAAACAATGGAAGCTCTTTAAGTTTACCACTAGATGATGAATTTGAAACTAATAGATACTACATTGTTTCAAAGCAAAGACAAGACCTATACACAAGTGCAAACTTTAGCTGGAACGATGTTAGCGTTGTTAAAATATATGCATCTGTTATTGATGGAGGAGTTCCATCATCAGATTACTATATTGCCTTAGATGCAATGAGACTGGAAAACATTGCAACAGAAAACCCATTGTATGGATTAACTGGATATACAGTTATTCAAAACACTGATGCTGAAGCAATTATTAAATCACCAAATACAAACAATTATGTTGAGTTTAGATTCTCGATTGGTGTTTCATAATGGCTGATGCTAATATTAAAAAGGTAACAATAAAAAAATCTTTACTACCACCAATTGATTACGATACTCAAAAATATAACATTCGTTACAGAATTATATCTGAAGATAAAAACAGAGCCTCTCATTGGTCTTCAATCTATAATTCTCTTGGAAGCAACATTGTTGTTACATCTGGAGCTGTTTCAATAACTTCAACAAACCCAAAAATAATTACAGCAGTCTGGGGAGACGAAAACTCTTCTTTAATTTATGATGTCTTTGTTAAGTTTGATAGCAATCAGTTTGTTTATAAAGGAATAGTAACAGGTCACTCCTACTCTTTTGCAAATCAAGGGACAACAAGTGTAAGAGTAAAAATACAGGCAGTATCATCAAAAAAAGAAATAAGGGATAGTTTCTTGGTTTATGACTCTGGCGTACAATCTCTGATATAATGTAATAGGAGGAACAAAATGGCTAAATTACCACTACCTGAGCGAGGACAACCACTAGATGTTACATACATCTATCAGTTGGCTGACACAGTAAACAATCTTTCTACACAGGTTTCTTCTGCAAGTTATAACTATACTACCATTGATACCGCCAGTGCTGGAAAACAAAGCATTAAAACATCTGACGCTAGAGTTATTGGTGGAATTGTAGGAGTTGCAGACAACAGTACAGTTTCTGCTTCATCAGAAAAAACATTTGTGTACGACTTTCCTAGTGATTTTAAATATTCTCCAATTGTTTCAGCAACAGTAATTAATACAGGAAACACTTCAGCAGGATCAAACGTTTCAGTAGTTTTAAAAAAACCAACTACTTCTAGAGTTGAAGGTGTTGTTAAGTTTAACGCTAGTGGAAACTTATCGGTAGACGTGCACCTAATTATTATCGGAATACCAAACTAGGTTACTATATTGTTGAATTGTAAAAAGTGTAATAGCAAAATGTTTATTGACAGACAATATACATCTATAGATCATCTAGAAACTTATTGCATATCTTGCGGGACAAGAGTATTCTTTCACCCACCAAGTGCAAGTCAGGAAGGCAAATGGCTACTGAGAAAAGAACAATTAAGGGCGAAGAGTACAATAGCCAATCTGTAATTAAAGGTAATCAAAAGGTTTGGTTTCTTAATGGAGATTTAGTTAGGCTGTACCATAGCTCAAGATCAACTGGTTTAGTTTCTGTTTACAATATCACAAAAGATAGAATAGAAACATGTTTAAGAGTTGACTTTAGAAAAAATAGAGAACGAGCATATACTGTAGCAGAAACTGCTAAACTTGTCAATAGACATAGAAAATATATTCCATCACTAATTAAAC